TGTAGGTAACTTACCAAAACAAAAAGCAGAACAATATTTGCGAGATGTTATGGCAAGATACAGAAACAAACTTGTCTATGACGCCTCAACAGGAGAAATCAGAGATGACAGAAATTATATGTCAATGTTGGAAGATTTTTGGTTACCGTCCAGAGAGGGTGGAAGGGGTACTGATATTAGCACTTTGCCTGGCGGTCAGAATCTAGGAGAAATTACAGATATAGAATACTTTAGAAGTAAATTATATCGAAGTTTAAATGTACCTACAAGTAGATTAGAGTCTTCTTCAGGTTTCAATCTAGGAAGAGCTAGTGAGATTACTAGAGATGAACTTAAATTTACAAAGTTTGTACAGAGATTAAGAAAGAAATTTACAGAATTGTTTAATGATATTTTAAGAACACAATTAGTTTTAAAAGGTATTATTAACGAAGAAGATTGGCAATCAGTAAGAGATAGTATTACATACGACTTCTTACAAGATGGTCACTTTGCTGAACTAAAAAACACCGAGCTAATGAGAGAGCGACTACAATTGGCAAATGAAATGCGTGATTACATTGGTAAGTTTTATTCAGTTGATTATGTGAGAAAAAACATCTTGAAACAAAATGCTAGAGAGATGGAAGATATAGATAAACAAATCAAAAAAGAAATTGATGATGGTATCATATCTGCTCCTCAGCAAGATGTAACAGATACAATATAGGAGATAAAATATGTCAGAGCATACAAAAACATTTATAGACAACTTAGAAGCAGGCAAAAATGCAGACGCAGGCCAAGCTTTTAAAGACGCATTAAGAGATAAAATGGGTAACGCTTTAGACGCTAGAAGACAAGAATTAGCGGCTAGTCTTTTTAATAAGACACCAGAAGCAGACCCTATCAGCGACCCTAAACCAGAAGTTGCAGATGTAGGAACATTTACAGCAGATGGTCAGGTACAAAATGGTATGGACGCAGTTGAAAAAGACGGTAAAGCAGAATTGGATTTAACTCAAAATGCCGAAACTGAAACTCAGTAATATAGTTGAAAGAGAGTTATATATCGACTCGGATTCTTTTAAGTCTTTAAGCCCTAAACTGAAGGACGCCGTAAAAGAAATATTTGAGAGTATTAAAGATAATACAGACGATATAATAAAAACATTTGAGGGTGCCGTAGATAAGGCAGCTGAACATTATAATATTAATACTAAACTTCTTTATGATTATTTTGATAAAGAAATAGAAGAGCAATTAGGAGAATAAAAATGGCAAATACAGTAATAGTAAAAGGGGAGTTTATTAATAACCCTAGTGCTAATAACATTGGCGGTGCTCATTTTGTTCATTGTGTAGCTACAGCTAATACGCAATCAGTTATAGTAAAAGAATCTGGCGGAACAACATTAGGTAACATTTATCTACACTCTGCTGGCGATTCTATTATAATCGAAAAAGGTACTACTGACACTATTACAATAGCAGATGGTCATGCTAGTGCTGTTGGTTCACCAAGAAGTTAATTATAATGACTATATCAACCACCAAATTAGTAGATGATAATTTTAAAATTATTGTAAATTCAAATGGTGTAGGTAGTGAGTTTCAACAGAAACTTGTTGATGTAGTAGGTAGTAACAATGCAAGTAGTGAACCAAAAGTTTCTATTGCTAATATGCAATACGAAATAATAGGTACAGGCAATGTTACAGTATATTTTAAAAATGACACTACAAAAAAAGTTGTAGTATCAGGAAGAGGAAATTGGGGATTGAAACCAGACGAGATTAAACTTCAAGACCCTATTGGTGATATAAGTTTAAATAGTGATGATACAGTTACAAAGTATAATCTTGTAATTGAAACACATAAAGAAGCGGGATACAAGTAATGGAACAAACAATAGAAAATTTTGAAGGCACTAAAAATGTTACTATCAATGAAGGTGGTAGCATGGGTGATGTTCAAGCAGGTATAGAATTTATTTACAACATGAGAGAACATCTTGTAGATGTTGGTATTGCAACACTTTATCTATTTGCTTGTTATGCGTTTTACTTGTGGTTAAAAAGGAAATTAAGCTAATGGCAGATACAGTAACAAGTCAAACAATTGCAGATACAACTGGTGTTAAGTTTACAGTTAAGTTAACTAATCTATCAGACGGTACTGGTGAAACTTTAGTAAAAAAGGTAGACGCTTCTGAATTAACTTTTATGACAGAGGACGCAAATAGAACTATTAGTAAAGTATGGTATTCTATTAATACTGCTAATAATAAGTCTGCTGTTGAGTTACTTTGGGACGGTGCTACAAATGCTACAGCATTAATGTTATCAGGTAATGGTCATATTGATTTAAGACCTAGCGGAAATGAGATAACAAACAATGCAGAAACACCAACTGGAGATGTTTTATTATCTACTAAAAACTTTGCAAGTGGTGATAATTACACTTTAATTGTTGAGTTTAGGTAGAAAACCTTATAAATAGTAGTACAAAGAGAGAACATATGAAACTAATATCGGAAGAAATTCAAAACGCAGAGTATCTTGTAGAGGATAACGGCGGTAAAAAATCATATAAAATTAAAGGTATCTTTCTTCAATCAGATTTGAAGAATAGAAATGGAAGAGTGTATCCAAAACAAGTTTTGGAACAGGAAGTGAGTAGATACAATAGAGAATTCATCAACAAAAAAAGAGCATTTGGCGAACTAGGACATCCAGACGGTCCTACTGTCAACTTAGAGAGAGTATCACATATGATTACTTCTCTAACACCAGATGGTAAGAACTTTGTAGGTGAGGCAAAAATTATGGACACACCATACGGTAAGATTGTAAAAGGTCTTATAGATGAAGGCGCTCAGTTAGGCGTATCATCAAGAGGTATGGGGTCAATAATTCAGCGAAACGGTGCAAACTATGTAAAAGATGACTTTTACCTTGCAACGGCAGCTGATATTGTTGCAGACCCAAGCGCTCCAGACGCTTTCGTAGAAGGTATTATGGAGAGTAAAGAGTGGGTATGGGACAATGGTAAACTCGTTGAAAAGGATATAGAAGCCTGGAAACGACAAATACGAGAAACGAAACAAAGAAAATTAGACGAAGTTAAGTTAAAAGTCTTTGAATCATTTCTTGGAAAACTTTAGTTTTATAAATATCATTAGTACGAAAAAAACGAAAGTTTTTAATTAATTAAAAATAGAGGAGATTTCTCAAATGGCCGAAACAGAAAATAAAATTGAGGCGTTGGAAAAAGAAGTTGTAGAAGCGAGTGCTAACCCACAAGCTGACGCTCCTAAAAAGAATGCTGTGGCGGCTGAACCTACTCACCTTAGTAATGAGGGCGAGGATTTAGGTCCAGCGGTAACTAAGCCAACGGATTCTAATCCTGACGCAACAAAAAAAGTTAAGCCGGTTTCTGGTGACGCTCAACAAAAATCTGCTGGTGCTGCTGACGCAATGCCAAAGATTAAAGAAGAGCAAGAAGCAGAAGCTGAAGAAGGTTCAGAGGAAATCAAAGAAGCGTCTAAAGACGAAAAAGAAGAAGACGAAAAATCAGAAATGATGTCAATGGATAAAAAGAAAAAAGATATGCCAAAAGACGAAATGATGATGAAGAAAGCTTCTTACAAAAAAGAAGATACTGAAGCAGATGAACATATTGATGTAACTGCTGATGTTGACGCTTTAGTCAAAGACGAAGATTTGTCCGAAGAATTTAAGTCGAAGGCTGCAACAATATTTGAAGCTGCTGTTAACTCAAAAGTTAAAGAAGCGAAAAAGAAAATGCACGCTGGATACGAAGAAAAATTAAAAGAAGAATCAGAAAAAGCTAAAGGCGAACTCGTAGAAAAAGTTGACTCATACCTAGCATATGTTGTGGAAGAGTGGATGAAAGAAAACGAATTGGCTTTAGAAAGAGGAATCAAAGGCGAAATCGCTGAAGATTTTATCTCTGGTTTGAAAACACTTTTTGAAGAGCATTATATTTCAGTCCCAGACGAAAAGTATAATGTACTAGAAGACCAAGCTTCAAAGATTGATTCGTTACAAAAGAAATTAGACGAAGAAATCGAAAAGAATGTTGAACTAAACAAAGATAACTCTGAAAAGAATAGAGCTCAAATCGTTAGCGAAATGGGTGATGACTTAGCAGATACATCTAAGGAGAAATTCAACAAACTTGCCGAAGAGGTTGAATATACAAACGAAAAAGATTTTAGAGCAAAGATACAGACTATTAAAGAGTCTTACTTCGGTGCTAAGAAAGAAGTTTCGTCTGACATTGATGATGTAGCGGTTGGTGAAGATACTGAAAATGTAGATTTATCAAAAAGCATGGCTGCTTATTCCGCCGCTATTACTAAAACAAAAGACATTAAGTTGTCGAAATAATAAAAGCAAATAGAGGAGAGATTAGATATGTACTTATCTGAAACACACGAAAAAAAATGGCAGCCAGTCTTAGAACACGCAGATTTACCAAAAATCGGTGATTCTTACAGACGAGCTGTTACTGCTACAATCTTGGAAAACCAAGAGCGTGCAATGAAAGAGGACGCTGCTTTCTTAAACGAAGCTGCTCCAACTAACTCAACTGGTGCTTCTATTTCAAATTGGGACCCTATTCTTATTTCATTAGTAAGAAGAGCTATGCCTAATTTAATTGCATATGATATCGCTGGCGTACAGCCAATGACTGGTCCAACTGGACTTATCTTTGCAATGAGAAGTAGATACAACGCACAAGACGGAACTGAAGCATTATTTGACGAAGCTGATTCTGACTTTTCAGGCAGAAACAAAGCTGGTTCATCTACTGGCGGTTTCTCATCAACAGCACAAGCTGGTACTAACCCAGAGGTTCTAAACGACTCACCGTCTGCTGGAACTTACACAACTGGTACTGGTATGACTACAGCGGCTGCTGAAGCATTAGGTGACGCTTCTGGAAATAGTTTTGCAGAAATGGCAT